AAACAATTGAACCAGACTTTCAACCTCAAGCTCCAGTCAGAAAACCAGACCCTGATCCAAAAGCAGTTTCATGGGCTGATAAAAATGAATGGTTCGGAGATGATAGAAAATTAACAAGTGTTGCTATTGGACTTCATAGTGATCTTATTAATGAAGGTTTTGACGGTTCTTCAGATAGTTATTATGAAGAATTAGATAAACGTTTAAAACCTTGGCTTGGTGCCGCTGGTAAGGAAACCGAAGAACTTACAGAAACTAGCACAACTCGTAACTCGCCTGTAGCTTCTGTAACAAGTGGAAGAGGAGTTGCAAAAAAATCAAAAACTGTTAAATTAAGTAGATCCCAACTGGAGATTGCCAAAAAACTTGGTGTTCCGAAAGAGGAATACGCCAAAGAAGTGGTAAAACTTCAAGGGAATAGGAGCTAAAAATGGCTAAAAAAGAAATTATCGATGAACCTGTAGCTAATGAAGCAGCGGACAGAAATTCACGGAATAAAGACACAAGAGAAGCTTCAACACGCCCTGTACAATGGCGGCCAGCTAATAAATTGTACGCCCCGGATGCTCCAGACGGATTTATTCACCGTTGGATTCGAGCGGAAACACTAGGACAAGAAGATAAATCTAATGTCCATCGCCGAATGCAAGAAGGTTTTGAATTAGTAAGAGCGGATGAGTATCCAGATTCTGATTTACCGGTAGCCGATGGTAAGCACGCAGGAATTGTAGGACTAGGAGGTTTGTTGTTAGCAAGATTCCCAGAGGAATTAAGGTCCCAGAGAAATCAATATTATAATGATAGGTCTGGACAACAAATGGAAGCAGTTGACAATGACTGGATGAGGGATAATAACCCTTTAATGCCAAAGGACGCACCGGAAAGAAGATCACAAGTATCATTTGGTCAACCCCGAAACGATAAATAATTATTGTTTCACAACTAAAAGGAAAAAAATATGGCAAATCAAGATGCCCCCTTTGGTTTACGTCCGATTAAAATGGTAGGCGGCGGTGATTTCACTGGCGGTCAAGATAGATTTACTTTAGCAAGCGGTTACAACACCAACATTTTCCAAGGGGATCTCGTAGAACCTCTTGCTGCGGGAACAGTTGGAAGAGTACCTGCTGGTCAGACAAATCGTATTCTTGGCGTGTTTAATGGAGTTAGATATACTAATCCAACTACAGGAACACCTACTTGGGCGAATACCTATCAACAACCTGTAGCAGCATCAGACATAGAAGTCTTTGTTATTACAGACCCAAACGTTGTATATGAAGTACAAGCTGATGCAGCATTCCCAACATCAGGATTATTTGCAAATTATGATATTGTAGATAATAACCCTGTTGGAAGTTCAACAGCTGGTATCTCACATGTAGAACTTGACGTAGGAACCGGCGCGACAACAGCAGCTCTGCCTTTAAAAGCACTGCAAATTAGTACAGACCCAGATAATGACGATCCGTCAACTGCTAATACTAATGTTCGCGTTATTATTAACAATTCAGTGTATTCCGCTGGAACAGCTGGCGTATAGGAGGTTTAAATGGCTATATCACGCGCACAACTCGCAAAAGAACTAGAACCAGGCCTCAACGCTTTATTTGGACTTGAATATGCCAGATATGGTGATGAATCCGCAGAGATTTTTGAAACAGAATCTTCTGACAGAGCATTCGAAGAAGAAGTAATGCTTGTAGGATTCGGCAATGCTGCTGAAAAAGCTGAAGGCGCAGGCGTACAATACGACTCTGCTTCAGAAGCTTATACTTCAAGGTATACTCACGAAACAATCGCACTTGCGTTTGCATTAACTGAGGAAGCTGTAGAAGACAATCTTTATGATCGTCTTGCAAACAGATATACCAAAGCATTAGCTAGGTCTATGAATCACACCAAACAAGTTAAAGCGGCTAACGTTTTAAACAACGCATTTAACAATGCATTTACTGGAGGCGACGGTGTTGAACTTTGCTCAACAGCTCACCCACTTTCATACGGCGGTACATTCGCTAATGAGCCAGTCACAAATGCTGACTTAAATGAAACTTCTCTTGAAAACGCACTAATTGATATTAGTAATTTCGTTGACGAAAGAAATATGATTGTTGCTTTAAATGGTACAAAACTCGTTATTCCATCACAACTAAGATTTGTTGCTGACAGAATATTAGAGTCTACTATGCGTCCAGGAACTGCTGATAATGACATCAATGCGATGAGAAATACCAGTGCTTTACCTGGTGGTTATGTAGTTAACCATTTCTTAACAGACCCAGATGCATTCTTTGTATTAACTGATGCACCTAATGGTCTTAAACACTTCGAAAGAAGCCCGTTAAGAACAGCTATGGAAGGTGACTTCAACACAGGAAATATGAGATATAAAGCTCGGGAGCGTTACAGCTACGGGTGGTCAGATCCTCGTGGAATTTATGGTTCTACAGGTGTTTAATTAACACTCAATATTCTGAGGAAAAGGGTAGTTTCGGCTACCCTTTTTTTTGTCTTGTATTCTAGGTTGATATTGTTTACTATAAACATACTTTGACAATCATTTTGATTGACAGACACTCAACTGACAAAGGAGATATAAAATGAGTAAGACAACTTTTTCAGGTCCTATTAAATCAGGTCCTGTACAATCAACAACAGGTACTAACGTACAAAGCAATATTGCTGACGTAGGTTTTACAGTAGTTTCACAATCTGCTGCTGTAACACAAAATACTAATGCTCCAGCAACAACTATTATTATTCCTGCTTACAGCAGAATTTTATCAATTCAATTATTTGTAACAACAGCTTGGAATGGCGCTGCTTCAACAGCAGGTCTTGGATGGGATGATGGTACAATTGTAGATGCAACAGCCTTAACCACTGCAACTTCTGTTGCTGGCGGAACAATAGGAATGGATACTGATAATATTGAGCCGGGTGCAAATGCTACTAGAACAAATAATTGGTTAAATACTGGCACAAACAAAAAAAGAATTAGACTTTTAAGTTCTAATGCTGGTGCAGGTGTAGGAACTCTTGTAGTAAATTACGTTCAAGCACAAAGTAAAGTATTTACTGTTTAGGAGGTTTAAATGGCTGGACCAACTGAAGTCGCAAACTTAGGAGCAAGTGCTACTCAAGTTTTAGTTAATCCCAAATCTTCAGCTCCGAATGTTAAAAACATTGGAGGACCTAGTACTTTTGCTTATTTTAAAGGTGCTTATTTTGAAGCTGGTGCTGGAGGTGAGGGTACTTTAAAAATCCAAACTCAAGTTAACGGTACATGGACTACTAAAACTGAATACGCTTTAGCAGCAAATGCGGATGACTCTGTGTATGTTCCTGGAACACTAGGAATACGTTTAAAAGACGGACTAAGAGTTTTGACTAACGCTAATATTGCTAACGCTCAAATATTTTATACCTAGTTTAGGGGGCTATAATGGAAATGGATTTACTCTGGAATGTTGGGTTAACCATTCTCATAGCCCCTGGAACTTATGCTATTGCTAATTTATTTGTAAGAATGAATAAAACTCAACAGGATATAAATGATTTTAGAGTTGAAGTAGCCAAAGAATATGTTTCTAAAGAAGATTATCAAGATAGTCTTGAACAGGTTTTAAGACGATTTGATAAACTAGAAAGTAAAATTGATAGGATTATTGAGGGTGGCTAGTGGTCGTTCTCAATTTTCTAAACTTACTAGCACTTATAGTGGTAAATCTAGACGTAAAAAAAACAAAGGATGTGGAAAGGTTATATCCAATAGAAGAAAGACAACAAGGTATACATAATGACACTAAGCGGATCAACAAACTTTGAATTAAATGTAACAGAATACATCGAAGAAGCTTATGAAAGATGTGGACTAGAATTACGCAGTGGTTATGATTTAGAAACTGCTAAAAGGTCTATGAATTTATTGTTTGCTGACTGGGCTAACCGAGGTCTCAATCAATGGACTGTTCAACAAACTATTACAACATTAACGCAAGGTACTAATTACATATCGCCAGGCTCTGATACTATTGATGTTTTAGATGCAGTTTTAAGAAGAGTGGTTAATGGCAAGACTAGTGATATGTCTATGAATATGATAAGTCGTGCAGAATTTTTAAATATTCCTGATAAAGAAAATCAAGCTAGACCGAATCAATATTTTTTAGACAAACAAATTAATCCTAAATTGTATTTATGGCCAACACCGGAAAACAGCACTGATCAAATTGTATTTAATCGACTAGTTCGTATGGACGATGCTGATTCTCCTACGAACACTGTTGATATGCCTTTTCGTTTTTATCCATGTCTTGCAAGTGGCTTAGCCTACATGTTGTCTGTTAAAAAAGCTCCTGACAGAGTGCAAATGTTAAAAGCAGCTTATGAAGATGATATGAGA